AAAAGAAGAATAATTAATTAGATCTTTGAGCGAATCTTCGACACCTTCAAAGTTAGGCTCATATCTAGGATCATTCTCCATAGCTTCGAGTACAGACCACAGACGAATAGTCTTTGTGTTAATCAATTCCATGATTGACATAACGCCACGTGGATAATAATCAGCTTGACGAATACGTGAGTTTTCATTCTGATAGTCGTTAGATTTTCTTGCTTGAATTTCTGCACATTCTTGCAGGACTTTTAGTGATTCTTTCATGTTGATTCCCTATTAAAAGGTGGATTTAAATAGTCAATTAGTTTTCTTTCGATCATTGGTATTAGATCTTTTGAGTATTTAGTTAGATCTATATATTTTATATTAATATCGATGCTTTGTAAACCTTTATTTTTAATAAAGTTTAGTATTTTAATTCCTGAAGATTCTGCTTTATTATTGTTTCTAAAATTACTTAAATGACAGTCTATTCTTTTAGCTATAGTCATCTGCTCGCCTTTACCGACATAAAGATAATCGTTAATAGGAAGTAGTTGCCATAGATATACTCCATGCTTTTGACTAGCTTTAGTTTTATCGTTACCGCTAGGGTAAAGCTTTTCGGCTATTCTATTGGTATAGTATCTAAACGTTTTATATTGAACGCATTCTTCTAAAAGCTCTTCAATATTAATATTATCTAATTGCGTTTGTATATGATCTATTTGTTTGCACATAGTGTCCTCCATTGAAACCACTATAACACGTTTCATTTCGTTTGTACACAGTTATTTTGCCAATCATCTAAAATTTTACTTGACGAATTAGTCTTACTTCCACCGACATTAAATTCCCATTTCATCCAAGGATGATCGCCATATTTTAAATATTCAGGGGTATTTTCTAAGCTTCTATCTCCGCCATTTGCAAATAACAAATACGATGCATTATGGCCTAATACTTTATCTATAGCATCATTCGAAGTACCATCGTCATCATTAAATGATATGACGTCACTTACGTATTGAATAGCGCCTAAAACTGCTGCTCGTTCTTCAAAGGGTAGAAAGAATTTACCTTTTTTTCTGATCAGCCATTCGTCAGAATTTAGTCCTACTATTAATCTGTATCCAAGCGACCTAGCTTCTTTTAGGTATGAAATATGTCCTGAGTGAACAGGATCAAATCCTCCGGTAACTAATACTATATTAGGCATTTTTGTACACATATTCTAAGGCACGATCTGCTTCTACGTCCATAGGACGATTCTCGTACCAGTTCCCAGTTCCCATATCAAACTCTCGGCATAGATTAGTTATCTCATGTGACGTGATCGGATACTGTCGTTCAATAGCTCTGGCTGCAACCGCAACCATTATCTGATACATTTTATGATACCAACCTGTATTAGATATAATCTGGTATTCGCTAGCTAATTTCTTTGGCCAAAAAGGACAATCGCGATAACTTGTCCATACTATATTTGTATTATCTAGTTTTGACTTTTTGTGTTCAAGAACCTGTTTTTGTAAAGCTTCAGGGAGTCTGTCGATAAAGTTTTTGCTTGATTTTTGTGCGTACTCATATTTTGCCATGAGTTTGGCTGGATCAACATATTCGCCATTATCATTAGAGAAGATGAAGTTATAAGCGTTATCGTAAGTTGCAGGAATATAATACATACGAGATAAGTCTTTAGTCTGTTTGTCTGCCATGTTACCAAGCTCTGAGTTGAGCGCATACCAGAAGTGCTTGATCTTATCTTGCTCAACCGAAGATTTAAGCGGGAAAACCACACGAAACTTTGGAAATTCACGAGTGCTACTAGCGGTACTATAACACACATATGTGTAATTACCAAAGCGCTCATTAAGTTCATCTTCTAGTTTGCCCTTAAAAGCGTGATCATCAACATCAATAGCAGCCCAACCTGCCCAAGCATCCACATTTTTGTTGGCCCTAGTTGTATCAGGAATGTAAACAGCAGGTGATATAAGTTGCGCATCTTTCTTTCCTTTCAAAGGTTGTTTAGATAGCTTGTAGAAAAGCTCCGAGAACTGTTGCCAGTTTTCGAAGTCCATTCTACGATGCGTCTTATTATCAAAGACGCTTTTAAATAGTGTTAGGGATATCGCCATGGTTTCCATCATGATCAGGACCTTGCCATCCGGCAGGTTTAATTAAATCAGGCAAACCGAATTTATTTGGTCTACCAACTTTCACACCTGGTGTCTTAGCCATATTAGCTTCATAGACTTTATCCCATGCCTTATTAGCATCTACTCCCATAACGTCAAGAGTACCGATAGCAAAGACACACATGTCAATCAAACCATCAACAACTTCTTCAGCGTCAGAGTTATTAATAGCAGATAACGTTTCTTGATATTCTTCACCAATCATAAGCATACGAAACATAATATATTTTCGCATGAGATCTTTATCATTTTTATTCTTATCGAACCATTCTTTGACGCCAAACTTATTATGCATCATATAAATGTCATTAGCCCAATCGCTCATTAGTATATTTTCCTCACTTGATAATCAAATTTTTCGGTAGTCTTAATATTAATCTTACGACCATCCATATCTCTACCGCGCAAAGATGTTTGGTCAATCTTACTTAGTTCAGATAATTCAAAGAAACTTTTAGTCTTCTTGCCATCTTCTGTAAACCATATTGTGACTTCGTACTTGTCATACAAAAGTCTTTTTAGCCAGTTTGTCATACAAAGAAATCCTCTAACGTGTTTGAGTTATCATAATTAATAAACCAACCAGTCGGATCTAGAATCGGTTTTAGCGGATCGCTAAACGTTTTAGAAAACTGTAAGTCGTAATCTACAAACTTCTCTAGTCCAAATTCTTTTGGCAAATAATCTGGAAAAGCAATGACATTCTCATGAATCGGATTAGGAGTCTTGAGATAACAAAACTTTATCTTCTCGCCATTCTGAATCTTGGCATATTTCTTATGTAAATTATATTTATCAATAAGACCATTATACAACAAACTGCCACGAATGTGAATAGGCGTTCCCTTTTTATATGCGATTTTTTCACCTTTTTTTGTCGACCACTTAGTTACCTCACGGGCACCACGTGGAAAAGATATATTTTCAGGAGGAAGAGAACGAAACTCATTATAGAAATTTGTGATGAATTCTTGTGTTTTATCTTCAGAGCCACTAATAATAATTTTAAACGCTTGCTTAAATTTATCACGTACTACTTCTGGAGTCGAAGACTTAATAGCTTCAATGCCCATGATCTTAAGTTTTGGCTCAGCGTATTGAACGCCTTCGGAATTATGAACGTTTAAGATATAGCGTTTCTTTGCTGTCCATATGGCACGATCAGCAATAACTTCTCGGCCCATCTCCATGCGGGGCGTGTATGCATTCATCTTGTCAAATAGCTTGGCGTAAGATTTACTCAACACCTTTTCAAAATGATCTGAGCAGATCTGATCAAGAAACTTAACAGGATCTTTTGGTTTGAATTTATTTACCAGATCACCCATGTTAATATACAAAGAATCAGTATCGATAGCGATAACATAGTCAACATTATCAGTCTTGAGTACATTGTTCATCTCCTCATTAACGGCTTTCTCAGCCCATAGTACAGAAAGTTGGCCAGATAAAGTAATACCTTCGGCCATACGCATATCAAAATATCGAAAGTACTTATTGCCTAGCGCACCATAAAGAGAGTTAAGCAAAATCTTAATAGCCATCTGACGATTATTATATCGGTTGATTTCACGTTCAAGCTCAACGGTTTTATTCTTTTGATATTCCTGCTCAATGCCTAACATTTCTTTTTTGATTTGCGTACGCTCGGCATAATATGCTTCAATAATCTTAGGCAAAATGCCTTGAAACTCTTTATGATATGTCGAACCATTTGCTGCAACAGAATGCGATGATGTAACCTTGTCCTTTGTATTAAGGTAATGATCGACACCAGACCGCTCTGTCTGACCCACAAGAGTCTCTGGTGACATGTTGTATTGTACAATTAGGTTTGGATACAGAGAATTAAGATCGAAAGATACGACCCAATCATGTAAACCAACTTGCGGCTCTTTCACATAACCGCCTGGATATGGATTCTTAATCTTTTCGTAGTTAGGCGGTATAGCAATATTTTTCTTGTTAAGCTCACGATAGATAATAGAATCCCATATAGCCGTAGTGCCAAATGTATCTTGAAGATTAACACCACCACGATAGGCCATAGTCTGTGCTAACTGAATAAGCCCCATCTTTTCTTCGATGCGATTTACAAGTTGAACGTCTTTGATATTATAGTCTATAAACTTTTGATGATCTTCTTTATACAAGGTATATAGATTGCCATGTTCTTCGTAAGATAACTTCTTTTCACCGAGAACAACGTGAGCAATGTGATCAAGCTTGTATGATTCTTGTGCGCCATATGAATAACCAAATTTCTTAAATAGTTCGAGATAGTCGGCCTGTTGTATGCCGACAATTTCATAGCCATACTGAGTACGGCCGGTAATTTCTGTATTACGTTCGTTTACCATATTCCATGGAGATAAACGTTTTACGGCTTCAATGCTTCCAATCCTAGAAAGGCGATTAATGAGATAAGGAATATCGAAAAAGCGACTGTTCCAACCGGTAACGATATCTGGCCGGTTATCACACCAATACTTGTGGAAGCTAGCCAATAGACCTTCTTCTGTATCAAATTTGCGATATTGAATAAGATCGCCATGCATTTCAATATTACATTTTTCATAATCGTAATCTCCTAAGCCCCAGACATGATAGACTGATGATTGGCTTGATTTTAAAGCTATAGAAATAATTGGCTGAATAGCTTCTTCTGGTTTAGGAAAGCCGTCGTCTGAAGCAACCTCAATATCAAAGTTTACAACGTTTACTTGATTAGTGCGAAACTTAATTTCTTCCGGAAACATATCAGTAATACATTGCTGAATATAGTTTGTATTACCGTATACTTTAAATTGGTCAACGTCTTTATATTGGTCGATAAAATTCTTGGCATCTCTCATGGTAGGAAACCCCATGGGTTCTACCGGAGTACCGTCTAATGCTAACCATTCTGTATTCTTATTTTTACTTGGGATAAAAAGTGTGGGCGCAAACTTTATTTTCTTTTCGACACGTACGCCATTGTCGTTATAGCCGCAATACAGGATCTGATTCCCATAGCGATTTACTGATGTATAGAATGACAAATAAAAACCTCCAACGATATACTTATTCTATCACATTTTGCGGGGAATGTAAACAAAAAAAGGCGCCGAAGCGCCCTTTTTATTTTCCAACTTTTTTTCGATATGAGTGATCAGGATCAAGCATTACAGCTCCTTTAAAAGTTCCTTTAGCTTTCTTTTAGACTTTCCTCGTACCTTTGCTTTAGATACGTCATTATCACCATCACCAACTACAACTAAAGCAATCATGCCCATTGTTGCGTGTGGCGTACATTGATATACATAAACGCCTGGAACATCAAAGGTAATAGAAACTTCTTTATTGTTCTTTGATTTCTTCGGCATATCCCATTCATCAGGTCCAGCAATAAATTCTACGTTATGTCCTTTTGACGTCGGAATCCATGTTATTGTAGTACCTACTTCTACTCTAGCAATATCTGCCGAGTAAACCATCTTTTGTCCATCGTCACGTTTGTTCAACATTTCAATAGTAATATCTCCTGCGTTAGCAGCTGATATAATCATAGTACTCAAAAAGGTAAGTACCATAGTAAATATTAGAGCTTTATTCATATCTTATCCTTATTCGTGTTCACCATTAGCGCTTCTTCCACTATACTTCATGTGTGTGGGATACTTATCAGCCTGCTGATGAACGATTGCTGTTATAAAAATTCCGGAAATAACTAGAACATGTCCGCCAGCTGTCCAACCAAATATGTATGG